GGCTGACCGCCTCCTTTGCAAGGTTGAGCTCCTGCGCGAGCTGGTAGGTGTTCATCTTCTCGAAAAGCTGCTGCTCCTCCTTCTTCATTGGTTCCCCGAGTTTTTCGTGAGCCGCTGCGATCTCTCTGATCGCCAGTTCATAAGTTTTCATTTACATCCTCCTTTTATAACTTCAGAATCGGGATCACGACGTTATCGATATAGTCCCCGATCTTATATTCGCTGTGTCCTTCTTCTTCGAGTGCTTTCATATACTTTTGTGTCTCAACCGCAATCTTCAGGAGTTTTAAAACTCCGATCTGTTCCTCCGAAACACGGAGCATATCCTTTGATACCATGCAGCCAATCGCCTCACGAAGGTAACGGGCTGCGGAGATGACATCCATTTCCTCAAACTCGCCCACAACCTCCTGGGCGAATTTCTTCCGATTGAGTCGGGGCTTGTCAGGCGGAAGGATGCCCTTTTTCTGCATTTCTTTTTTAAACCGGAGGTTCTCATCTTTCTCCCGCTGAGTAAGCCGTTTCCTCTTTGTCGTCACTGTCTACCTCCTTTTCCTGTTCGCGTTCGAGTATCTTCTTCAGGGCTTCGATTAATCGGTAGCACTGTGCAACCGTGAGCCATTCAATCCGGCTGACCCTGAACATCTTTAAAATGAACCCGTTGAGCCGGGCCGGATTGTCATTCCAGCCGAGCTCCTCCGTAAGCTTATAGATTTTGCGCCGCTGCGCAACCGTCTGCGGATTGCCCCCCTCGTCTGTCCTTTTCCTCGGTTTCGCAGCCGATCCCTTGACTTGATCCTTCATTTGTTGAAGTATACGGCATATTTTGTTGATCTGCCCTTGAGAAAGTTCTCTCATGTGACTCTTACCCGTTTCCCTTTCTATGAGAGCATAGAGGTCGGTCTCATCAAGAGAAAGCTCCGGGCTTTTTGCAATCGCCCATATCATGCGGATAGAAGAGTGGAGAAAACTTTTATTTGGACTTCCCATATGCATCACCTCTTTTTAAATTTCATCCGGGAGAAGTTCACCGTTGACAAATGCCTGTAATAACGGTGTCATTCCTATTTTGTCTACAGTCACCAGCATACCGTAAGCAATACGCACCATGTCCAGAGGTGATACCTCAATCATTTCCACGTTCATTTCGTTGTGATCGAATTCTGCCGCTACCCCTTTGCTTAATGTCCTTATGGTGCCGTCCTCGTACTCGATCAGAATTTTCTTAGCATCTGCTGTCGGTTCAGCCTTTCTCTGGTGCACTGGGGATTCTGTCTTCGTGATCTGCCGTAAACTGTTTTCGGCTTCTTCTACGGCCTCAAGCAACGCCACAGCATTATCTTCGTCATGCCATTGAATATACTTTTTTGCTGCTTCCTTTAATTTTCCCATGTACATTCCTTTCTGCTTTCTCAGCTAAAGCTTAATTATCCTCTACAAATTCTAAACGCATCTTCAATACTTTTTATAGGCTGTAATACACCGCAGATATAGAAACCACCAATTTCAGTAATATCCTTACCTGTAAAATCTCTTATGAACTGCTCCGGCCAGTCTCCCTCATAAATCTGCCGCTTTCCTTTTTCATCTGCATACAAAAACATAACAAAAGGTATTTTTTCCATGCCTCTCCTTCCGAAAAGATTAATATATCGGTTTTACATTTTTAAAGTGTTTGTGATTTACAGGAGGGAGGGACTCAATCTCTTTTGCCATCCGCAATAAATACTCAAGTGTTATTTCCTGATCCGTCTCATATGAGATATTGACCGCTATACCTATACTGCCGCAACCACTTACCACCTGCATTGGACGTTCAAACCGTGTATCGCATTGTGTGGCAATAAATCGTGCTATCGCCATGTCATCTACCCTCCGAAAATATTAATTTTCTGGTTTAAGAAACTTTCGATTTTTCCATGAAACCAATTCTTTTAAGTCAAGTGCCTCCCCACATTTAGGACAAACTGGAACCATGCTATAGTTATCACCACGGTACATTTTCTCAAGGTCTTTGATAACAACCATGTGAGGCTTATAATTTGCAATCTCTTGCCGTTGTTCCAGTAAAGACTATACTTGATTTTCCAGCCGCTCATAATGTTTTGCAATTTCGTATAAGGCTTCAAATGGCTCAATTACCGCTCCGCAGTCCTCACATGTAACAAGCCTATTTCTATAGTCAATTTCATAATGAGGATTGTGACATTCACACAACTTTCTTTTTCCATATTCGATCCGCATTACATCAATGCGTTTTATTTTGTCTGGTAATTTTTCCATGGCTCTCCTTTATCGTTGCGCTTCAAGCTTCTCATGACTAGCCTCATACCAAAAGGCATCTTCCTGCTTCCAGCGCGCCCCAACTGCGATGACAACATCCTCTCCATGCTGCCGTAGGACGTCCTTATTCACCTTTTCCTCGGTGATAATACAGTCGGTGAGTTTCTTCACCTTCAGGCGGCGGATGATTTCCGCGACAAGCCCCTTGTCCTTCGGAATCACGACCGATGTGCTTTTCCTGAATCCAGTCTCACCAAAGTTGAGCGTCTTTGTCTTTTTCCCTCCGAGCTCGTCACGGTGTTCTGTCACAAACTGCTTGATATCCTTTTCGAGAGAGCTGATCCTGTCATGGTGGGGCTTTGCCTCCTGCGCCGCTGTGATCTTAATACCATTCATCTGCTTGTTCATTTCTCCCTCGATGTCCGCGATCGCGATTTCTTCCTCAGCGACCTCCTTGAGTGCGGCATCTACTTCTTCCCACGTCTTGAAGACGGGAGCCTCTACAATTCGTTTTCTTCCTGCCATACCTTGTAACTCCTTTCTGTCTAAGCGTTTTCATCCTCCATGACGGCCTCCTCCCCGTCATAGAGAACATAATTCTTTGTTACCATCATGTACATCCCGAGGGGAAGGATGATAAGTACCGCGGTCGCGTCCCGTTCTTCTAGCGTCTCTCCAGTGGAGGCCAGAAACAGCAGTAGGACGGAGGTCACGACGAGGGCGAGGCCCATGAGCCGCTGTTTTGTCATTTTCATTGCTTCGGCCTCCTGTCCGTTATAGCATCATCATGTCGGACGCCTGAGCGATCACCTTGAGCGTGATCGTTGTCTCGCCGTCTGCGTTCAGGATGCGGAGAATATTATTCAGCGTACGGTCGAAGAGCCGGAAACATCCCGTCTGGCTGTTACACGCCCGGGCCTTGAGCTCCTCGAGTGCCTCCCTGTCGATGTCGTATCCTTCGAGGTAGCTCTCGACCTCTGCGCCCGAGAGCCCCTTCAGGGAGGCGTAAAAATCGACCCGGTTTGCGAAGCGGTTGAGGTATGTCTTGATCTGCGCTTCAAGGCGGGGCTCCCCGGCGATCACGAGACCGACGTCGGCCTGATCGAATATTCCCTCCATCTTCTTCTGTGTATACTTGCTTATGAGTTTGTCAGCCTCGTCGATAATAATGAGATAGCCCTTGTTGACGTTGCAAAACTCCCGGATGCCGTTGACCCGTTTCCAGATTGTGCCGTATGAGGAGGGGATTCCGAGCGCCCGCTCAATCGCCTCCACGAGATCACGGCTGCTCATCGTATCGTCACATTCCACATAGGCGACCCGGGGCATCTTTGCGTAATACTTGAGTGCATAGGTCTTGCCAAATCCGCTCTTTGCGACAACGATGCCGAGTCCGATGTCCTCCTGTGCCGCGCTGCATACTCCGATAACCTTTTTCATATCCCGGCTCTCGAAAATATCCGTCCGTTTCTTCAGGAATTTCCGGGGAGCTTCCCCGGAATCACTGGCGTCGAGTTCTTCTCCGTGCTCCCGAAGAAACTCGGCGAGTTTCCGCTCGAGATCGGTTGTGTCACTGTCGTACTTGCCCGAGAGATAACGGGAGATCGTCGGCCTCGAGTAGTTGGTCTCACGGGCAATTCCCGCGATGCTGCCTTTTGTGGCGGCAAGGTAGTCATTCACGCGATCTGCGATCGTTCTTTCTTCACCTGTATAAACTGCTGCTGTTGCTTCCATCTGTAAAACCTCCTTATCCGATTCCTCTCAGCTTTGAGAGGGCCGCTTCCGCTTTCGCGGTGATAAACTCCGAATCACCTCCGGCCTTCGCGGTTGCCTTCCGCTTTGCCTCGGCCTCTCCCCGGAACTCCTTGTCGTTCGGGAGTGTGATGACCTTCGGCGTCTGGCTGCGCTCCGATCTAATTGTAAGGTCGAG